TAAGGATCTGCATGTGGAGACTACTCTGGTTTATCTTGACGGCAACAATCTCTACAAGGATTATAACTTTACTAAGCCTTTGACTATGGTTGAAGCCGCCGATCTGTATGTCAAAGGTATGACCATTGTCGAAAGTAATGGCAGTTATGCAACTCCTTGTCGGATGATGGGTAATCCTGATTGGATCAAAATTAATTATTTCACTAGCGATGGTAACATGACTTACGCTACCACCACTGATAGCGAGTCTTCTCTTCCTCAGTGAGTTATAGAAAATACTCGTAGAAAGGAGTGTTTTAAATGGCTAGACGTTTTGTTACATATAACACCGAAGATCAGAAGGCCGGTCGTGTAAATGTTGACCATAATGGTGTCATGAAGCCTGGCGGCGGTGCGTCCCTACCCAGCCTGACTGCGTTCTATGCGAAGATGGGTAATGCATACTTGTACACAGACAGTGCGTATGAAAACAAAGTTACGAACCAGCAGCTGAAAGATGCCATTTCTATCAACAACGTAAGAATCATATATGAGGGCGAGTATAGAACCCAAATACTGTTCCCGCTCAGCCATGTGTACGATGAAAGTTTCGGTAGCACTTTGTCTGTGCTTGAAATTGGCGAAGAAAAGCAGAAGACTTTCTATACTGCTGAATACGTAGAGGAAGGCTAATTTACAATAAATAGAAAGTAGACAGTATCGCTTTGGATATTGTCTTTTTTCATTATATTTACCTAAAAAGGAGGACTAAACTATGCCTAAAATTGTTTGGGATGCTACTGGCGAGAAGCTTTACGAAACTGGTGTAGACCATGGTGTACTTTATCTGAATGTAGCGGGTGCTTACCCCAAGGGCGTTCCGTGGAACGGCCTGACCGCTGTTACCGAGAGCCCTTCCGGCGCTGAGGCCACTCCTCTGTACGCCGACAACATTAAGTATCTGAACCTGATGTCCGCTGAGGAATTCGGCGCCACCATCGAGGCTTATACTTATCCTGATGAGTTTGAAGCTTGCAATGGTGTTGTTGAGATTGCTGATGGTGTGTACGCTGGTCAGCAGACTCGTCAGACCTTCGGTATGTGCTACCGCACTCTGGTTGGTAACGATGTTGACAACACCAACTACGGTTACAAGCTGCACATCATCTACGGCGCTCTGGCTTCTCCCTCTGAGAAGGCTTATGCCACCGTTAACGACAGCCCCGAAGCTGTTACTTTCTCTTGGGAAGTGACCACCACTCCCGTGACTGTTACTGGTCAGAAGCCCACTTCTACCATCGTTATCGATTCCACTAAGGTCGATAAGGAGAAGCTGGCTACTCTGGAAGCCATCCTGTTCGGTTCCGAGTCCGAGGAAGCTCGTCTGCCTCTGCCCGATGAAATCGTTCAGACCATCGGCACCGCTGCGGGCTAATCTAGTTCCTACATATTTGGGTAGGGGGTCGTAATGACTCCTTACCCTTTTTAAATTTTTACATGGCTTAAATTGAAAGGAGAAAACAACAATGCTTAAGAAGGTTATTACTTACACTGATTACAATGGCGTGGAGCGCACTGAACCTTTCTACTTCAACCTGACCAAGGCTGAGGTTATGGAGATGGAACTGACTACTGCTGGCGGTATGGCTGAGACTATTCAGGCTATCGTGGATGCTAAGGACATTCCTTCCATCATCAAGATCTTCAAGGATCTGATCCTGAAGGCTTACGGTGTGAAGTCTGCGGATGGTAAGCGCTTCATGAAGTCTCACGAAATCACTCAGGAGTTCGCCGAGACCGAAGCTTACTCTATTCTGTTCATGGAACTGGCTACCAATGCTGATGCTGCTGCCGAGTTCGTGAATGGTATCACTCCTAAGATGGACTAAATTCGAAATTACTGGAGAATCGGGATCATGCTTTATTTAACCATACCTGAAGTAGAAGGTTTTGATGAAAAGAAAGAAGAGTTCACAATCATCAAACCAGCCGTTACTCTGCAACTAGAGCATTCCCTCATCTCTGTTTCAAAATGGGAATCCAAGTGGTGTGTTCCGTTCTTCTTGAAGAAAGAGAAGACATATGAGCAGACCATGGATTATATAAAATGTATGACTGTTACCCCGAACGTGAAGCCTGAGGTATATTCTCGTCTGACCAAGAAACACATTGATCAGATTTACGAGTATATTAATGCGCCGATGACGGCCACCACGTTCTCTAAACAACAAAAGGCGAAACAGAGCTCTGAGATAATCACGAATGAGCTTATTTACTATTGGATGATCGCCTATAACATCCCGTCCGAGTATGAAAAGTGGCATGTCAATCGACTGCTCACCCTTATCAGAGTCTGCGAGGTTAAGAACCAGCCGGCTAAGAAGATAGGCGGAACTAAGGTTGCTCAGGACTATGCCGCTTTGAATAAGGCTCGAAAAGCCAAACTCAACACTAAAGGTTAAGGAGGACTCTATTATGGATTTTGCTTCTATTGGTATCGCTAGTGTGGTCGCTATTACTGTACTGTGCTATCTGATCGGTGAGATCATCAAGGCTACCGGTCTGGATAACAAGTGGATTCCTGTTATTTGCGGTGTCTGCGGTCTGGGTCTGGGCATTGCTGCTATGCATATCATGCCCGATTTCCCCGCTACCGACTATATCACTGCTGCCGCTGTTGGCGTAGTTTCTGGTCTGGCCGCTACTGGTGTAAACCAGACTTTCAAGCAGCTTACTACTACCAAGGAGTAACACTATGATTAAGTTCAGACACAAGGGTGACTTTTCCAAACTCACTCGTTACTTCGAGAAGCTGAGAAATGCTATGAAACTCGGAATTCTCGACAAGTACGGTCGAGAGGGAGTAGCCGCCCTTGCGTCTGCAACCCCTGTCGACTCCGGTGAGACTGCCAATTCGTGGTATTACGAAATTGAGCATAAGGCTGGTTCAGCCGCTATTGTTTTTAAGAATTCTCATATCAATCAGGGTGTCCCGATCGCCATAATTTTGCAGTATGGTCATGGAACGGGCACTGGAGGCTGGGTACAGGGGCGAGATTACATCAATCCTGCTATCCAGCCTATTTTCGATAAAATAGCAAATGAATTATGGAGGGAGGTTACTAAGCTATGAGCACGACTGTCGATAATCGTATTGTAGAGATGCAATTTGACAATAAGCATTTCGAACAAAATGTCGCGACTAGTATGAGCACGCTCGATAAGCTTAAGAAAAGCTTAAACTTAGATGGCGCCGCCAAAGGGTTAAATGGTTTATCTAGCGCCGCTAGAAAAGTAGACATGTCTCCTATTGGTAGAGCTGCCGAAACCGTTGGTCTGAAATTTAATGCCCTATATACTGTGGCAGACCAAGCCCTCCGTAACATCACTAACTCTGCGATGAATGCCGGTAAGAGGATTATTTCGGCTCTTACGACCGAACCTATAATGTCCGGTTTTAGTGAATATGAAACCAAGATTGGCTCTATTCAGACTATTATGTCGAACACTGCGAGTAAAGGCACTACGATGGCCGATGTTACTCGAGTTATCGATGAACTGAATACTTATGCCGACAAAACTATATACAACTTTGCTGAGATGACCCGTAATATCGGTACCTTTACCGCAGCGGGTGTTGGTTTGGAAGAATCAGCTTCGGCTATTCAGGGCATCGCTAACCTGGCCGCTTCTTCTGGCTCAACTTCTCAGCAGGCTTCCACCGCTATGTACCAGCTTTCTCAGGCTTTGGCTGCTGGTACGGTCAAACTGATGGACTGGAACTCTGTTGTTAACGCCGGTATGGGCGGTGAGAAGTTCCAGGAAGCTTTGAAAGCCACCGCTCGAGATCATGGCATCGCCGTTGATGAACTTATTGAGAAGAATGGCTCGTTCCGAGATTCCTTACAGGAAGGCTGGATCTCCGCTGATATTTTGAACGAGACTCTTAACAAATTCACGGTCGACGGCGCTAAGAACTATGCTAAGAGCATGGTTGATTCGGGTAAGTGGACTCAGAAGCAGGCCGATGCTCTGGTCAAAGAAGCCCAGGCAATGGAAGATGCGGCTACTAAGGTTAAGACTTTCACTCAGCTTTGGGACACAATGAAGGAGTCCGCTCAGTCGGGTTGGGGTAAGACCTGGGAGCTTATCGTTGGCGACTTTGAGGAATCTAGGACTCTTTGGACCGGTGTATCCGAGGTTCTCAACGGAATGATTGAGAAATCGGCAAACGCTAGAAACGACATGCTCGAGGGAGCTCTTTCTTCCAATTGGGAAAAGCTTACCAAAAAGATTAATGAAGCCGGTATCGAGACCGCTGATTTCGAAGAGAAAGTAAGAAGCATCGCCAAGAAACAGGGCAAAGATGTTGATAAACTGGTCGAAGAGTACGGTTCTCTAGAGAAAGTATTCCAGAAGGGCGCTTTGTCTTCTGATATTTTAAATGAAGCTCTCGGTAAGATGGGCGAAAGCATGAACGACCTAAGCGGTGTTACTCGTGAGCTTAAGAATGGTTTAAAGGGCGACGATGTAAAGAAAGTCGAGAAAGCGCTTACCTCTCTTGGTTATAGTTTGACTGGTAAAGATGGTAAGAACTATGGCGAAGATGGATATTTCGGCACACTCACTCGAGACGCTATTAAAGCTTTCCAGGAAGCCGAAGGTCTTGAAGTCACCGGTATTGTTGACGACAAAACACTTAAAGCTCTCGAAGAAGCTACTACAAAAACCAAAGATTGGTCGAAGGAAGTTAACAATCTTATCGACAACATAACCGAACTTGGAGGTAGAGAAAAGCTTATAGCTTCTCTCAAGCTGTTGTTCTTAAGCTTTAAGGACATCGTCAAGCCTATTGGTAAAGCTTTCCGAGAGATCTTTCCTCGTACAACTTCCGAACAGATTACTAATCTCATTGATAGTTTCTACGATTTAACTAAGAGCTTTCGACAGTTCCTCCATACCGCAAAGGGCCAGAAGGTCATAAAGAACATAACCTCTATTTTTAAGGGCTTCTTCTCTGCTATAGATATTGGTATAGATTTTATACTGAATCTTGGCAAAGGTATCTTTAATCTTCTTGGCAATTTCGGTGGTTTGGCCAGCGGTATTCTTGGAGCTGCTGGTTCGCTTGGCGATTGGCTCACGAATCTTCGCGATTCGGTTAAAGAATCCGACTTCTTCGGTAAGAGTATCGATAAGATCGTATCCTTCCTTCAAAATGGAATTGATAAGATCAAAGAATTTGGCTCGTTTATCGGAGAAAAGATTGCCATGCCCGGCTTTGAGGGATTCCTCAATCTCATGTCTGGTATTTGGGATGTGGTTCAGAAAGTCGGAGGAAAGATTGCTGAGATAGGAAAATCTATCGGTTCTTCGTTGATGGGCGCTCTTAGTAGCGATAACATCATGTCCGGTGCTGATATTCTGAACAGCGGTCTGTTTGCCGGAATACTTCTTTGGGCGAATAAATTTGTTAAGGGCTTAGCGGATACTTTTGATGGTTCCGACGGAATTTTAGGTGGTATAACTGATATTTTGGACTCCGTGAAAGGTTGTCTTGAAGCTTGGCAGGCGGATATTAAGGCCGGGGCCATTCTCAAGATCGCCGGAGCTCTTGCCATTTTGGCCGGTTCGTTATGGATCATTTCTGCGATTGATCCTACAAAACTTACTGGTGCTCTCGCCGGAATAGGAGTTCTTTTTGGCGAGTTAGCAGGTTTTCTTAAACTATTCAGCATGATTGAGCTCAATACAAAAGGAATGTTAACATCGGCAGCAGGCATGATAGGGATGTCCGTAGCAATTCTTATTCTTGCATCTGCTGTTAAATCCATTTCTTCTTTGGATTGGGAAGAAATAGCTAAAGGTCTTATAGGCGTAGGCGTTTTAATGGGCGAGATAGCAATATTCTTAAACACTGCTAAATTCGGCGGAAAAGCGATTTCAACATCGGTTGGTATTGTAATACTTGCTACCGCTATGACTATTTTAGCATCGGCCTGTGAAGACTTTGGTAAGATGAGCTGGAGTAAAATCGGTAAAGGATTAGCCTCAATTGGCGCATTACTTTTAGCGTTAGGCGCATTTACAAAACTTACTGGAAATGCTAAACATGTAATCTCCACCGGCGTCTCGTTGGTTTTGATCGGATCGTCGATGAAGATATTCGCATCCGCTTGTAAAGATTTTGAAAGTATGAGCTGGGAAGAGATCGGTCGAGGTATGGCTGGATTAGCCGGCGCATTAGCTGCGGTTTCTATCGCTGCAAATTTAATGCCTAAAAACATGTTTGGTATAGGAGTAGGTTTGGTTGTCACAGCGGCTGCTTTATTGATCATATCGAATGCTCTTAATAAAATGAGAGACACGACATGGGATGAAATAGGTGTTGGACTTGCTGCTCTTGGCGGGTCGATAGTCATTTTAGCTATTGGCCTTAACGCCATGAAAGGTGCTTTAGCCGGATCGGCTGCATTATTGGTAGCAACGGCGTCCTTGGCGGTGTTAGTTCCCGTATTAACTTCTCTTGGTTCTATGAAATGGGAAACTATCGGTAAAGGTCTCGTGGCTATAGCTGGCGCATTCGCGGTATTAGGCATTGCCGGGGCCTTGCTCGGGCCGATGGTGCCCGCTATTTTAGGTTTAGCAGGGTCGTTAGCACTTATCGGTGTCGCTACTGTTGCTTTTGGTGCTGGCGTCGCGGCGTTAGCAGTAGCATTTGGTACATTAGCCACAATGACCGCAGCGGGAGCGACAGCTATCGTTTCGTCGTTAACGATTATAATTACCGGAATAGTGGCACTAATTCCCGCGATATTAACAGAATTTGGCAAGGGTATTGTTGCATTCTGCAAAGTAATCGGCGATAGTGCTACTGAGATCGGACAGGCGTTAACCGATGTTATTTTAGCCTCTGTAAATCTATTGGCCGATTCCATACCTGCTCTGGCAGATGGTCTTGGAAAAATCCTTGTAGGATTAATGGACGCCCTCGCTACATATACGCCACAACTTGTCGATAAACTGTTAACATTCCTCATCGGAGTGTTCGATGGTGTTGCGGGTAGAGCTCCCGAATTAACACAATCGCTAACTAATATGATAGCCGAAGTTCTCGCTGGATTAGTCGACGCTATTTCTGGCATTGACATGAGCGTGATAAGTAAAGCGGTTATCGGTTTCGGTCTCGTTGCAGTTCTCGCTAAAGTCGTGAGCGGCATAGGACCTTCGATTCCCGGAGCTATTGTCGGTCTCGTCGGTGTTGGTATACTTGTTGCTGAAATTGGAGCAATAGTAGCAGCTCTTGGCGCATTGGCTCAGCTTCCTGGTTTGGAATGGCTAATCAGCGAAGGCGGCGATTTCCTTCAGGTCCTTGGTAACGCTCTTGGTAAATTTGTAGGTGGTCTGGCTGGCGGTGTAGCCGAAGGTTTCACTTCCTCTCTGCCTCAAATTGCTAACGATCTATCGACCTTCATGGATAATCTTAAGCCGTTCGTCGACGGTGCGAAATCCATAGACGCTTCTGCCATGGAAGGAGTTAACACCATCGCTAGTATCATCCTTAAGCTTACTGCGGCTGATATTATGGATGGTTTGACTTCTTGGATTACTGGTGGTTCATCCATATCCGATTTTGCCACGGAACTCGCTACTTTGGGCGGAGCGATCGTTACTCTTTCTAGTACGTTATCCGAAGTCGCTCCGGAAGATATTTCGAAGATCGATAGCGTTGCTGGAGCCATCGAATCGATGGTTGCG